CTCTTGCTCTGGTTGCTCACCAGCCATCATTTGTTGATACTGTTGCATTTCCTGAGCTTCTATTTGTTTCTGCATCTCTCTATTTATTTGTGCATCAATTTCTAAAATTTCTTCATCAGATTGCTTTAGAAAGTATTTTCTAACGTAATCATTAGAGAAGAATCTGCCAATATATGGAGTAACCGCAGCAATAATATCCAGTCTTTCTCTTAAGATATCGTTATCCTTTAGTTCAGCAAAATAAGAATCATTGTTGAATGTAAAGGTTATATCTTGATTGATACGACCCCAATCCTCTTCACTCATGATTCCTTTAAGTAGAACTTGAGTTCTTAAGATGTCTATGAATAGAGTGCTAAATCGATGACGTAAACGATCAATAAACTTGTTGAATCTAACTTCATCACGGGTTATTTCTGCAGAACGACCCATATTAAATCCGCTTTCTCCCATCATTCTAGAAAGAGGAACTCCTAATGCACGAAATAATTTTTGTTGCAGATACAGTACGTCTTCCATCTGACCCAAGTTTTGTCCACCGTCTAGAGTGGTAATTTCTGTGCCGCGACCACCTTCTCGCCTAGGCATCCAAAAATCTTCAAGCATGCTCATGTGGTTGCGTTCATCACGAATCTGGCCTGTTGCTGGATCATAAAGAATTTTGTTGCGATACCTGTTCATGATTTCGCGTAAGTATTGTTCTGCTTTTTGCTTTGGTAGATTACCTACATCCACATAAAAAATACGACGTTCTGGAGCACGAGAAATGCGATAAATGGCAACTGCGTCTTCAATTTGACGAAGCAGATTGAGTGGACGAACTGCTTTTTGCAAATACCCTACAACTCGTTTTGTTGCTGAATCAATAATACCAGAATGGGCGTAAGCCACGGTATCTGGAGCAATCTTCCAACCAGCACTGGTTGTTGGGAATGCGGATTCTCGGTCAGTATCGGCGTAAACAAAATATTCTTGAATACTTTTAACAGGAGAAAATGGAGTCTGTCCGCCGTATACTGCTTTATCTTTTTCTACTTTTCTAATTTTTTTAATCTTGACAGGATCAACAGGAATAAGTTCTGTTATACCTTTTCTTAAGTCATTTTTATCAATTTTTTTATAGTAAAATACTTTAGAATCAATATACCATCGTCTAAAAATGTCTGTGGCTTTATTTGAAAAATCCATCATCTTTAAGATGTGGTTGTATTCTGCGTATATTTTTGTTTTGATTGGTTCTGAAAGGTTTACACGATCCAAATTTAATTTTATTGGTTTTCTGTCTTGGTCTAGTACGATGGCTTCATTCACAATGTCTTCAATAGCAGCATCTACTTCTGGGTATAATGCCATTGAACGATAATGTTGAATCATTTGGTTTTCGTCGCGGACTGCTCCAGAGAAGTCCACAAACGTACCAAATACGCCGCCAGTTTCTAAAATATAAGAACCGTCATACGAATCCGGAGTAATAATATCCGTTGTTTGTTTGACTGATTCTTGTTTTTTCTTACCTATACTAAACCCAAATAGTTCTAATTCCATATATTTACACTTTCTTTTTTGTGCTATGGTATATAGCTATTTTTTGGGGGATTGTTAATTATGCTGTTCCGGATACAAAGTCTGTTTCATAATGACTGTAGCGCATAGTTACAGCAAATGCTGCAATAGTGTTGTCTTGGCTCATGTCTAATTGAAGAGCTCCAATTGCTAGAGGCCAGCAGTTTTTTAATTTAAATTGTTTTACGTAATTTACACCGTTTGGTTCTAATTGTTTTACTATCCAATCTGATGGAGAAAATGAGTTTTTAGGAGATGGTATTGTTGCTCCATCTGAACTTTTATTTGAAGCTGCATCATTTATTTCTTTGTGCCAAGTAAGAAACCCGTTGTAAAGAACATTTCCTTTACCTGTATCATCAACAACCACAATTTGCCAAGGCTCGTACGATCTATCACCAGGAAAATTAATTGTTCTGCCTCTCCAATTCATAGAAACTGGATTTATATAAGAACCTGGAATGCTTGCAGATCTGATATGAAAATCTGTTGTACTATTTGATACTTGTGTCGCTGTGGTTGTAGTACCAGTGCCAGTACCAGTGCCAGTACCAGTGCTAATTGGACTTTTTGATCTTATTGGTCCTGTAACTTTAAATCTGTTTACGCGAGTTCCGCCATTAAACTTTTCAATAAACCCCTGAATACTATGATAATCTGTTGTTTCTGGTACGTCGGCCATTTTATTTCCTTATTGAAGTGTTAAATTTAAAATTAATTCTTTATTAAGAGCTGGGATCTTTAATAGTAAACTCAGCGTGCGTAAACAACATGCTAACCGCAAACGAGCAAAAAGTGTTGTCTTGGCCCATATCAAGTTGTATTGGACCAACAGCAGTTGGCCAACAATTTTTAATATCGATTGTTTTAATTACTGCTGCGCCGTCTGTGTCATACTGTTTAACCTGCCAATTTGTTGCAAAATTGTTTGAAAGTGTAAGTTCTCCACCCGAAACATTATTTAGATTGGTTAGATGATCATTTATTTTATTACTCCAATCATGAAAATCTTTGTGTAGTGTTCTACTGTTAACATCATCTAAAACTGTAATATTCCAAGGTTTATAGATTCTGTCTCCAGGAAAACTAACAGTTCTTCCTCTATAATTAATAGCTAATTCTCCAAATATAGATTCTGGTAAAGACGCAGATCTTATATGGAAATGAGACATATTTTTAGCCGCACCCTCAGTAAAGGTTTGTGAAGTATTAGTGCCCTGAGAATCTATACTTCCTTCGACCGTAAATCGGTTTAAACGAGTACCACCGTTAAATCCGGATAAAAATCCTGCTATAGTCTGTGCCATTTAATATTCCTTAGATGGTTTGTGAATCTACAACTTCGCCAGTATCTGAAGCCAAAATTCTTAGTGTTATGGTTACTGCTGGGTATATAAATGTGCAGTATACGTCTAGTGCCAATTTACCAGAATTTACAATAATATCAGTGTTGTTAGTTTCATCACACACTAATCTGTAATCAGTAACTCCACCAGTAGCTTTCATAGTTTCCATTAATGGAGTTGCACTGGTTATTACTTGTTGTCTCAATCCTGCATTATTGCTTTGGTACAAATATGATTTTAAAATTTTAATCATTTCTTTCTTTATGTACAATGTAGCCATCATGGTATTAATTTTTGATGATGCTGATGTTGATGCAGAATAAGGATAAGATGTAATGTTACTAAGTAAGAAAGTTCCCTCTCCTGCAATTGAATTTATTGCATTTACACCTCCAGAACTAAAATAAGTGATATCTGTGTCGCTAAATTTTTGTGTCAAGTACAGAACATTTAAGATTCTGCCTCGGGTCATACCAGCTGGACTTATCCAAATATTATCGGTTCTAGTAAAACAACCAGCAACATCTGGACTTAAATTAATATCATAAACTGAAGCAATTCCACCATTTACGTATGTGAATTTTTTACGACCAGCAACGTATATTACGTATTTGCTAATATTTTTTGCACCAAAATCGGTTGTGAATCCATCGTATGCTGATGACATGCTCAGAGAGGCTATGTCTTTATAATTTCCAATAACAGCAACACAATCTTGACGAGATGTTGCAACACTTACAGCTGCTGCTGAGGAGAAAGTATTACCACCTTCGAACATTAAATCTAATTGGACAATATTTTTATTGTGTAATATGGTGTTAGTAATACCTAAAGCACCTGTAGCATTGTAGTATGCGCCGGTAGATCCAGTGGCACCAATCACACAAGATCCGCCGTATTGCAGATAGTTCCATATAGAAAACCATTCGGTAGCCCATGCACCGGTAGGACCACTGGTGCTAAAAGAAGAATCGTTTAATCTACCAAGCCAATTATTTGTGGAAGGAACTTGCATTAAACCAACTTCAACTTCAGAAGTTCCAACAGATCCGGTTGTTCCAAATAATTTTACAAGTCCATTGTAAGAAACCATTCCAGCTTTTAGTGTTTGTGGCATTGTTTTTGATCCTTTTTATCTTAGATTACCAATATTTATTGTTTTAAAAATTTTCATATTTATCTTCGGTATCGTAAGAACTAATAAATCCAAAACTAAACCAATCATCGTCTTCAATTTTTTTAATTTCGCCTTCAAAAAGTTCTTTTCTGATGTCAATATTGGTTATTTCTTTAAAATATGGTTGTTTTGTTAACCAAGAAAACAACACTAAACACATAACTAAATCGTCGGTATGGCCATCATCCGCACTAAAACTATTCCATTTTGCCACAAATGAAAGTAATTCTTTTATGATTTCTTCGTCTTCAATAACCAATTTATCTTGTTCTACCAGACTCTTTAAAATAGAACACCCTAATTTTTTTACTATTGCAGTGGTTCTGACTCCAAATAAGGTTTCTCCTTTACCAAAACCACCATTCAATACCATTCCAGCCCGTCCTTTATTCATGCTGGTTAGTAAATTGTCGTATTCTAGATCGTAATGTAAAATGTCAGCAACCTGACCACCAATATCGTTTACTTCCACCAACATGTAAGCGTTATTATATTTTTTACCTAAAGCAGCCAAAATGGTAGGATATAGCATAGGTGAAATAATATTGTTTCTGTACTTTGCCACAATTTTGTATGGCGATTCTGTTATATCAAATACCACTGCAGCACTGTAATCTTTTCCTTGTCCTCTGGAAGTATCTACCGTTATCACGTATGCTCTATTGGGTTTAGGTTCTTCGTATACAGAAAATCCTTCAGCAGATCTGGATAATGGTCTTTTAGCAGTTAACACGTGTAGTTTGGATGTAGAAATTAATGTGTTAGACGAACCGATAAAGTCGCAATCGTATTCGCTTTTAAACTTTTGTTCACCACCAGAACCACCACCTAATTGTTTGATGGTTCGTTGTTTCCATTTTTCATCTCGTAGTGGACCACCTGGATATAGAGGAACTTGACTCCAATGCACCTCTACTGGCACGTATTCGTTCTTGCCTTCTTCTCCCGCCTTTCTAGAGGCTCCCTGCCAAAGGTTGTAAAACATGTTTAAACCGTTTGGAGTTGATACTATGATAACTTTAGTGGTTTGACCAGATGTAATAGTAGGATACACCGAACTGAAGAACTCGTCCGCAATATTGGCTGGAACGTGGGCAAACTCATCCATGAATATAACGTTATACGAACCACCACGGACAGCAGAAGCAGAGGTGGCAGAAGCCAATACACGAGATCCATTTTCTAACTGAATAGAAGTCTTATTCCACTCAACAACGCCGTGTTGCAACCATTTTGGAAGATACTCATAAGCTTCTTTTAAACGCTTCATAATTTCCATAGCAGTCTTCATCTTGTTGGCAAGAATGGCTATATTTACGTTTTGATTAAATATTAAGTAATGAACCATCCACGCAACAGTGGTTGTAGTTTTACCGGTTTGACGAGGTAGCTTGGCAATAACAAAACGATTATCTTGAATTGTTCTAACAATATCTTCCTGGTAATCATACAACCCAAAAGATTCAAGACCTTTATCGGTGGTTACAATCTTGATGTATTTTTTAATAAAATACACCGGATCATTAGCACATTTAATATACTCTTCTACCTGCTCTTTTGTAAATTCAATAGAAACCCCAATCTCTTTAAGATTAGGATTACCAAGATAACCTGATTTTTTTTTATACCCCATCGTCTAAAAACTTCTGGCTGTCGAGAGCCTTGTTTCTGCTGCGATCTTTGTTTATCAAATCTTGTAGTTCACTGGTAGAACCAACGTAAATTGAATTATTAGTGGTGTGATTAACTTTAATTTCTTCTTTCTTGATTGCTTTAGATTTTTGATATAGATCCAGCAAATCTTTATTCATTTCGGATACTGTTTTTAATAACTGTCCAAGAACTTCATAAGCTCTTGGTGAGTCACCAGCTTTTGCAACTTTAAGAATTTCATCTACCGCACAAGAACCATTATCAATAAGACCTTTGATATTGTCTCTGACATAATTAAAATCTGCATCCAAACTAACACCAGCAGGATTATCTGCTTTTTTTACTATTGGTATTATTTCGGGGCCTTTAAATTCAATACCAAGATTTTGAGAAATAATATCAGAAGATTCCATATACTAATATTTATCCAGTAATTCCAATCTCACTTATTAAGGTTATTCCATTCATATCATATAATCCAAAATTAAAATTTTGTATAGTGGGATGATTTGTACTAATTTTTCCATAAATATAAGATTTTGCAATAAACTGATATGAACTAACAATAAAACGTCTAGTACTAAAATCTCCTTCATACTCTTGTGTTAAAGTACTGTTTATAATAGAAATAGGAACATCAACGCTTTCATTTAAACTATTCATTTTTAATGAAACAACAAATTCTGGAGAAAAATAAGGAAGAATTTGTTCCATTATTTGAAAATTTTCTTCTAAATTTCTAGTGTAAATACTTAAATTAATAATAAAATTATAAGGAACTTCGGCATATGAAGTACTAATATCTCCGTTTTGGTTCATTGAAGATGTTGTTTGATTTGTTTTATTAAATTTTCGTGTGGGATCGTAAACAAACTGCAAAAATTGAAACGACATTCTTGGGAGCGATATTTCTATACGAGTTTTATCACTAATTGAACTGGGTTCTGTTAAACGTTTAACAAACTTTTCTTTTGGACCATAGGTAATAGGAACTTGAAAAATTTTGCTGTTTCCATTTTCATCAGTTTGTTCTAGTTCAACACCACTAAAAAGACTACCAAAAGCAATTACTAATTTTCGGATAGAATCGTTTTTAAAATGACTAAACATTAATAATTACCCTCAGAAAATGGATCAGTTTCTGTAAAATTAAATAAGTCTAATTTTGTTGCTTCTGTTTCTATTTCGTCATTATCACCAGCTGGAGTTCCGTCTTCACTGTTAGTGAGAACCATAGTTGTGGTTGACGTACCATAATTAGTAGTAATTGTACATTCTATTCCGCTCTCTTTACCTTTGAGTGTCTGAGCACCAACAATATTTCCTGTAACATTTATCAGATTAACAATCTCTGCAGGATTTGTCTTAAACGCCACAATACCAGTTCCTGTTGCATTTTCTTCCAAAGCATTAGCTCCAGTAAATCCGTAAACTTGATATACCGTTTCTCCAGCATAATACCCGTGAGCAGTAATTCCAGTTATATCATTTGTTACCTGGAATTGTATTGTGTATTGTCTATTTTCTGATTGTACAGCGTCAATATCTGTAATACCAGTAGAAACAGTTTCTTGATCGTAAGTGAACAACTCGCAAGTTAAACGATAAGAGTAAAGTTTTCCTAACGAATAAAAAGGATTTTCGTGTTCCACAAAGTTAATTTCAAATACAGATTTAGAAAGAGGGAAATAAATCAAATCTCCTTCTCGTGGTCGTATTATTGTTTCAAATCTTGTTTGTACTTCTTGTGTAAATCTTTTTCTCGAAAGAGTTAAAAATATATTGTCTTTAATTTCAATACCAAATTTACTAGCTATATCGCCTTGGCCCTGAAATCCAGAAACTGAATCGATATACATTTCTATAGGAACTGCGTATTCATAATTAATTTGTTTTCCTTCTCCAAAAATTTTATCTAACGAGACAATATTTCTGGGTATATAAAACATATCTCTGCCCATTGTTTTAATAATTTCAATGGTGAGATCTTCTGTTACATCTTGCTCACCAGAATAATCTTTAAAATATGGATTAGTTGGCATGTTAACCTGTCATGAAATCTACTGGCAATTCGTAGCTTCTTAGTACGTCTTCTTCAATTCTTGCAATTTCATTTATTGCTTCAGTGTATATCTGACCGCCACGCATAACCACACCACCAGGCAGAGCAACACCATCAAACTTAGACATGTTTGCGCCCCATTGTCGTTTAATTAATGCGGTAATATATCGTTTCAAATAACGATCATTAAAAATTTCAGTATATTTTTCTGGATCTAAAGCAGCATAAGCTAAGATACAAATCCAATTTCCTGCTGTAGCTTCTTCGGCCCAATTCATATCCAGATAAAGGCGATTGGTAACTTTACTAAATTCAATAGCCTTTTCTGGTTGAAACATGTCTTGAATTAATTGAATGTATCGCTTAGTGGAATCATAAGAAGCCAGACCCATTGAATACGTACCACTAAGATTTCTATTGATACCAAAGTAATCGGTTAGGGCTAATTGATAACGAACATCAAACATATTGATGTTTGAAAACGCACCGAATTGCATAACTTTAACAATCGATACTATTTGTTTGCCGGTTGGTCCGTCTGCTTCGTTTGGAGATAAAATAGATTCTGTATTGATATATCTGTTAGTAATATCGGAATTGGTTAATTGATATTTAAAAAATACTTTTTCAACACCATCAAAATGGCGTTCAGTAAAGTATTGTAAAGCATCGTCTAAACGGTCTTCACATTGTTGCCAATCCACATTGATATCAACAACCGGAGCACCCAGTTGTCGTAGACTGTATTGAATTAAAGATTCTCTGGAATTTGGTGTTGCCATAAGGGTTAAATATATTTATGGCAATTAATAATTACAAAATTTAATATTATTCTAAAACCGTACCTTCAGGCGGTATGTGAGTATTAACTTGAATTTTGGCTACTTCTGTATAATCAATATTTTCAATATAATATTTTCTAGTTATTGGTTCAGTTTTTTCTTCTGGAAGACTGTTTTCGTAGTTAGTAAATCCAGGCATTTTTAATGGACAATTTAATTTAGGGTAGTCCAGTTTACTGTACTCTTCTGATGTGCCTGTTAACCAAGTTCTGGCAGAATCACCACAACCACAACCACCACAGTAAAATTTTCTAGGAGTCTCACTTTGCTTAAGATGCTGGCATGGAGGCAATTCTCCACCACCAGCTTGATTACCAAAACAACTCAAAACTCGCAGCTGTTTTGTTGGTGTATCAATTTTATTGTTGACAAATCCTCTAGAAACTATTGCTTGAGCAAAACTTTGAACAAGACCAAGCTTTGTAGAAAGAATACTTTTTACTTGCTGTTCTGGTGGTTGTTTTTTAAACTCTTGATTTTGTTTATTTTTATTACATCCACATCCCATAATATAATCCTTTCACTTCTTATGCTATTTATCCAGTTAAACCTACTGGTGTTAAAGTATAATAACCAGTAAATATTGCTGTTTGTCTTGT